GAGGTCAAAACAGTTATCAAGAACTATGTACGATTCCTAGATTCCAGGGAGGTGGATGGCACAGTAATTACAGAGGTGAAGAAAGGCAGGGATGGAATCGGGGTACGACTACAAGATAAAATTAAGGCGCTAGAGATACTAACCAAGTACATGGACCTTTTGGGCGATAAGACCAAACAACAACTTGAACAGGAAAAACTCAAAGTGGAATTAGAGCAGGCACGGAGAGAGGCGGACAGAGAACAAAAGGCACAAGAACGTCGTACCATTATTGTAACTAATGAGGATGAAATGAGGAGGATAATGGATGAGCGTAATAATAGAAACAAAGAATCCACAGACTGACAATGTAGTTAATGTCCTTGATCTCATTAATCCGCATTTCTATCCTCTCTGGTTGGCTGAACAGTCGCATATAGTTGCCAAGGGCGGGCGGTCGTCGTTCAAATCCTCCGTGATCTCAATTAAGCTGGTAGTTGATTTCCTCAATGATCCAATGGGAAATGTAGTGGTTTTGCGCAAAGTTGGGAAATATCTGCGAACATCAGTATATGAACAGATCAAATGGGCAATTTATCTCTTAGGTGTCCAGGATGAGTTTATATTTGGTAGATCACCACTGAAGATCACACACAAGGACACAGAAACTGCATTTTATTTCTTTGGTGTAGACGACCCACAAAAACTGAAATCAATGAATATCGCTGTAGGATATGTCATGGCCCTATGGTTTGAGGAGCTAGCAGAATTCGCTGGACCAGAGGATATAGACATAGTGGAAGACACATTCATTCGCAGGGACCTGGGAAATACCGAAGTTAAGGTATATTTCTCCTATAACCCACCGAGAAACCCATATGCCTGGGTGAACGAATGGCTAGATAGTAAAATTGGCGACAAGGATTATTTCATTCACCACTCNACATATATGGANGATGAGTTAGGATTCCTATCCAAACAGATATTACGGAAAATCGAACAGTACAAAGAGAATGACTATGATTANTGGCGATGGATGTACATGGGTGAGATCATCGGAATGGGTGATACAGTCTACAATATGGCACATTTCCAGCCACTAGATGAAATCCCTGATGATGATCAAATNATGTTCATAGATACCGCAACAGACGCTGGACATCAGACATCAGCNACNACACATNTGGCGTTTGGATTCACCAAGAAAAGGAATGTAATTCTACTGGACACATACTATTATTCACCAGAGGGCAAGCTCGTAAAGAAGGCACCNAGTGAGNTATCCCAGGAATACAAAGAATGGCAAGATAATTTACTGAACAAATACAAACGGCCGATCGACACAAGAACAATNGACAGTGCAGAGGGCGCACTTCGTAANCAAATTTTTAGNGACTATGGAATCCGGTTGGACCCAGTNAACAAGGGCACAAAGGAGGATATGATTGATTACGTNACGGANCTGNTGGTATCCAAGCGATTNTTTTATNTAGATACACCAAACAACCGGATTTTTATTGAGGAGCACAGGAAATATAGATGGGATCCGGATTCATTGAAGCCTGGCCGCAAACCCAAGGTAATTGAAGTAGACGATCACACATGCGATGCATTCCAGTATTATGTGATGAGTAATCTGCGAAAATTAGAGCTAGTATTCTAATGAAAGGAGGGGCACTATATTGTTTGGACCACTAATTAAGAAAGTAAAGGAGGTACTACGTGGAATGGGACTCATTTCAAACATCAAATCAGTTAGTGAATTGGTAGATCTTCCAGTGGATGACACGTTCTATCAGCAGATTGAAATGTGGAAGAAATTGTATCAAGGGTATTATCCAGAATGGCATGATATAAAGTATATGACCCTGAATGGACAAAGGACAAGACGTATGAATTCATTAAATATGCCCAAGGTAGTGGCGCAGGAACTGGCCACGTTGATTTTCAATGAGCGATGCGAGCTGTCCATATCTGACGAGGGGCTAAATGAATTCATTGCGGAGGTACTGGATTACAATAAATTCTATCGTAAATTCCAGTATCATCTGGAGTATATGTTCGCCCTGGGAGGAATGGTGCTTAAGCCATACTTTGACGATGGTAAGATCAAAATTGCATATGTAACTGCGGATTGCGTAATCCCAATCTCATGGGACAACAAGGGAATCAGAGAGGCTATATTCCCTAATCAGATAAAGCGAGGCAAGAAGACATATACTCACCTAGAATGGCATGTATGGGAAGATGGGTTATACGTGGTCAAAAATGAATTGTATGTAAGCGAGAACAGTGGCGAATTAGGTAAGAAAATTCCGCTATCGACACTATATCCGGACCTAGATGAGGTCGTACCAATGGAAGGAATCACCCGCCCATTATTCGTATACATTTCACCAAATACAGCCAACTATCTAGACATAAATAGCCCATTGGGGGTGCCAATTTACGCCCATGCGCTGGATACAATACATGCACTGGACGTAGCATTTGATTCATTTGAGCGGGAATTTCGGCTAGGTAAGCGAAGGATTATAGTGCCTGCCTCTGCGATCCGTGTAGTACCAGACGAAAACGGGGTCATGCGAAGATATTTTGATGTGAATGATGAAGTATATGAAGCAATGAATATCGGTGGTATAGATTCCGAAAAAATCATAGATAATACGGTGGAATTAAGAGTTGAGGAACACATTTCAGCCATTAATGCCTTGCTCAACATGTTAGCAATACAAGTGGGATTCTCTGCGGGAACATTCACATTTGATGGGCAGGGGGTAAAGACGGCGACAGAAGTGGTATCCGAGAACTCGAAGACATTCCGTACCAAACAATCACATGAAATCGTAATCGAAGAGGCATTGAATGATTTAGTCGAAGTCATTGTCCAACTAGCCGAATTGTACGAAATCTACGATGCGCCAGATGAATGGGATCTGCGAGTCACATTTGATGATTCTATAGCAGAAGACAAGACAGCAGAAGTGAACCGGGAAATTACTCTGGTTGCCAGCGGGTTACAGTCAAAATTACGCGCACTTATGAAGATCCACGGATTAACAGAAGAATCAGCTAGAGAATTACTGCAAGAGATCCAGGAAGAGAATAGGGTGGCCACAATCGAATCAGTGGATTTCTTCGGTGGTACTAGCTTAGATCGGAATAGCCTAGGACAGTAGGACATATATACGGAAGGCGCAGGAAGGTATCTCCGAGGCGCTTAGAGCTCTCACGAATATTGTAGGGAGGATCCAAATCCAGAAGCTCTCCGGAATACCTTCCCAGGCTTCGTGTACAGTGTTTGTATCAAGACCAAACAACTTGTGACAAATTTGTGACAGTTTATTTAGGGTATTTGTTCGATTCGATATTCCAAATAGATACTAAAAGTGAAGGCGCTCCGGGAAAAACTATATAATAATAAATTATCTAATAAAAAGAAAAAAAGAAAGAGAGAAGGGGAAAGGCTAATGGACCGGGAGAGGGCAGATAAGTTTACTGCACCATTACTAGAAGTCTACTTTGGTATCGAAGAGCAACTATTGCAGAACATCGTCAAACGAATCAAGCGTACGGGCAGTCTGCTGGAGGAAATCGAGAATGGCAACGGCGACCCAGTTCTAATTACTGCCTGGCAGGTGGAGGCACTAGCTCAATTGGGTGATTTAACCCAGGAACAAATCAAAACAATTGCTAGGGAATCGGGTAGAACAGCTGACGAGATTAAAAATATGTTGATACAGGCTGGATATTCCCTAATTGATGAGGTGGAGGACATCTTGCAGGAGGGTGTGGATCGAGGGATATTACGGCCACCCGAACAATCGGCCAGGAGATCCAAAACTCTAAATGAAATTCTACTCACATTCGAAGAGCAAGCCAAGGATACATTTAATTTGGTAAACTCCACTTTAATCGAACAGGCGGGTAGACAATATGTAGATATCGTAAACAGAACAGTGGGAGTAGTACTGGCGGGATCAACCACCCCGAGGGAAGCGATGAGGGCTGGCGTCCGTGAATTAGCTGAAAGGGGGATTCCCGCATTGGTAGATAAGGCA